GGTCGCCGTTCTCGACGTATTCTATAATCTGTCGGGCGCGGGCTAACCCCTCCTCCGTCGCGCCGTCCGCCTCGTCTCGACCGTGTTCGTCTATCCACGCTAACGCCTGTCGCGCCTCCTCCGCCGCGCCGTCGGGCGGGACGAACCGGGACTCCGATATGTCCTCGAATACCTCCTCGGGGAGGTTCTTTTTCACGGAGGCGCTAATGTTCTGTTCCGCGTCGAGTTCGTTCGGGAGGGCGCGGCGGAACGTATGTCGTTCGTTAATATGGACTGTGTGTTTTCTAAATTCGAGGTCCGGAAACTCCTCGTTGTGGACCTGTTCCTCTAACCTAATGAGTTCCGGGAGGGCGACCGGAGTCCCGCCGTAGTCCGGGTTCGTTAGTTCTTTCAGGCGTTGGCATGCGTCGGTGGTTCGGGAGTCGTCGGGGCCGACCCACATGAATTTTTGAGAGGCGGAGTCCGGGCGTTCCTCGTAGCCCTGTTCTCGCGCCTCGTTCAGGACGGACGCCGTTTCGGTTCGGGCGACCGTCTCCGCCTGTCCCTCGGAAAGTCCGTCGAAACTCTCCTGTAGCCCGTCCGCGACCTCTCCGAGGGACCACCCCTCGGGGTCGAGTAGGGAGTCCTCTATAAGGTCCTCGACCTGTTCCGCGACTCGTTCGGGAACGGACTCGAACTTATCAAAGACCGCCCCGGCGTCTATCGCGTCCGATACTTTCTCCCGAACGTACTCGGGGAGTTCGCCCGCGTTCGTCCATACCTCTTTCTCAACGCCGGGGGCGGACTCCGGCATAATCTGGTTCTCGAACGCCCCGTAGAGGGCGTCGTCCACCTCTTTCCACTCCGACTTAGAGAGGGACGGATATGAGTCCGCCTGTGCGTCCGTAGACGCGCCGCTACCGCCGTTCCCGTTTCCCTGTCCTGTGCCTCCTACGTCCACGTCCTCGACCTGTCGGAGGGTAATGTCGTCGAATGAGTGGACTGTAGATAGGACCTCCTGTTCAGACAGTCCCCGGACCTCTATCAGGGCGTCCTCGGGGCTAATCTCGTTCTCCGGGTAGGTCCCGTCGCCCCGGAGGTCCACTACCTCCCCGCCCATGTCCGCGAAACGGTCGAGGAACTTAGTCCACACCTGAAAGTCGCCAGTATGTGCGCGTCCGCCGGGACTCCCGAGGACGACGCCCGTCGCCTTTCTCGCCGCCTCCTGTGCGGGCGCGTCGAGGGACCCGAACAGTCCCCCGCCCTCGTCGCCGCCGGAACCGACGTTCCCCTCCTCTATCTCGCCGTCGTCTATTTCTAACCGACCGTCCCGGTAGGAGACGGATAGCCCCGCGTTCGCCGCCTCTTTCCCGGCGCGAATAGTCGTCTCGACAGACTCCGCATGCTGTTTTCTCTCCTCCGGCGTCGTCTCTTTCTCGAACTCTAACCGTAGGTCCGAATGGATAAAGGGCTTAACCACGTTCTCCGTGAAACCCGTCTCTAAGATACGGAGGAGAACCTGAAAGCCCCGCTGTTTGTAGGCGACCTGTTGACTCTCGTCGGTCGCCCTGTTCGCGTTTTCAAAGTCGAACCCGGCGTAACTCGGATTGACCTTAAAGACGCCCCCGAGTTCGGTCACTTTCAACTTATAACGGTCGAGGAGTTGAAGTTCCTGATAGTTCGGGGAGAGAGGGGTGTAGTCCACAGGAAACTTAGCGTAGCCTAACCTGTGTCGTTCGCCCTCCGTTAGCCGCATGTCGTCTTTGAAATTCGACCAATCGTTTTCGTCTATCGGCATGTCCGCCTCGTCCGGGCGGGAGATAATCCCGGGCGGCATGCCCTGAATCAGGTCGAGAATTTCCTTCTCCGCGACCTCCTCTAAGACCTCTATCGTATCCTGTCCCTTCTCGACCGGGGACATGCCGTAGACGTGACCGACGCGGTTCCCCCAACTGAACCACGCGACCTCCGCCCTCTCGAACGGCGTTACGTCCTGTTCGTAACTCGACCCCGTGACCTGAACGAACCCGTCGGTAAACCCGTGGTCGTCTACAGTTTTGAACATGGTCGTCGGGTCGGTCGGGACGACCTCCGCTAAGTCGTTCGCCTCCGTCGGACCGTTCCCGTCGTAGCCGCCCTCGAAGTTCAGGAGAACCGGCATGTCCGCCGCCGAGAGGACCCCCCGGGCGGTCGTCTCGTAGAGGTCCCGGGCGGTCCCCTCCGCGGGTAACTGTCGGAACCGCCTCTCCGCCTGTGCTAACTCGTCGTCGGTCACGTCCGCCGCCTCGTCCTCGGGGACAAGTTTCCAATTCGCGGAGGCGGCGTCCTGTGAAAGAGTGTCGATATACGTCTGAACGACCGGATTCTGTCCTAAGTCGAGGAGGAGGGCGGGGTCGTAGGGTTTCGGAACCGCGTCCGTCCCCTGAATCCCCTCCTGTATCTGCGAGGAGAGGTGTCCGCGACGTTCGACCTCCTGTTTCTGAACCGGACCGCGGCGGTCCTGTCCAAACTCCTCCGCCGCCTTTAGTTTCCGTTCCCGATACGACTCGGGCGACCCGGGCGGCGCGTCCTCGGACTCGTCCCCGGCTACGAGTCCGTCGAGGAGGTCTTTCGAGAATCCCATTAGGCTAATCTTAACTCCGTATCCTTATCCGCGACCCTTTAAGATTGTCTACGCGTTCCTCCCGTCCCACAGGTCCGCCTCCTCGGGGTCCGGCGGGTCCTCCTCCGGCGAGTCGTTCCCGTAGTGCCTACAGTAGTCGAATAAGTGGGTCGCCGCGACCTCTTTACGGAGACGCATAGCACAGGCGACCTCCCGAACCCCGACCTTCTCGTTCCCTTTGAACGTCCGACGTAGCCGTTCGCACTCCCGGACCCGCACTCTCGACGGCGACGTATCCCGGGGTCGGGAGTCATGCGAACAGCGTCCGAAGATATGTCTCGTAACTGTGTTTTCGGACCGCGCCCACTCTTTCGCTACCGTCGAGACGGCGTTTCCCTGTCGGTAGTCGTCCCGCATAGCGTGACACTCGTCGGGGCCTATCTGTGGGGAGGCGGTCGGAGGGGCGTCTACAGCGTCCTCGGAGTGGTTACACTCTCCGTAGGCATGCCGCATTACCTTACTCGTATGTAGGTCCGGGTAGTCCTCGACGACCTCCCGGGCGGTTAGGGCGTCGTTCATACGGGACCGTATCTCCCCACACTCCGCCGCGGTAACGCCATCCGTCGTCCGCCGGGGATGTGGGTCGGTGTCCTTCCCGTCCGAACCGTCGCCGTCCGCGGCGTCCGGGTAGTAGTCTCGCCCCCCCACCGAACCGTTCCCGTTCGGGACGAGAATAGACGGGTCACGGTCCGCGGCGGGGAGAATGGAAAAGACGCCTATCCGTCTCCCCTCGTCGTCGAGGTCGGACCACTCCTCCGCGGTCCCGGCCCATGACTCGGGCGGGAGGTCACGCGTCGGATACTCCCTCGTCGCCCGTTGTTTGTCGTCGCCCTGTTCACCGTCTCTCGACGGCATGGCTACCCCTCGGGCGTCGTAACGGCGTAGTCCGACGGGTCGAGTTCGGGAACGTCCTCGTCGCATGCCTTACAGCGTCCCTCGACTACGGTCACGTCCTCGACGAGGGTTAGCCGCGAACAGGTCGAACAGCGGACGACCGACGGGACCGACTCGAACGCCTCCGGTTCCGGCGGAGAGAGGAGACGGTTTTCTAACTCCTCCCGGTCGGGGTTTGAGAGGCTAATCCCCTGTTCCGCCGCGAGACTACGGAGTTCGTTGTAGTCGTCGGGGAGGTCCTCCCGGGCGCGTTCGCCCTCGGGGAACCGGAACGGGTCGAGGGCGTGGTCCCGACAGACGTAGATACGAGTTCCGTCCGGTTTTGAGAACCACGTTACGGAGTCGTCTTTACAGCGGGGCGCTATCGCCTCGGGCGTTTCGGAGTCCTCGGGAACGCGGACGTGACACAGGGAGTCTATGTCGTCCGCGTCGGGGAACGAGAGGTCCATGTTAGGTAGTCCTTAACCTCGGGTCGGTTAAAGTTCCGTAACGCGTCCCATGCGGAGATTTAAGCCACTCGACGCGCTACGTCCATGTGCCACAGTCGGGTGTCGGGTCCCGCGACCCCGGTCCCGTCCCGATTTTCAGGAGAAACGTAGTGTCCCGATAGGCGACCGTGGTCGAGTTCGGTAAGACAGGAGGCTTAAGACCTCTCCCCGTAGGGGGTCCCCGGTTCGAGTCCGGGCGGTCGCACTCTCTACAGGAATAGAAACGCGTAGGATAGGAACGCGTAGCCGCCCGCGAGAACGGCGACGAGGGCGATACGGAGGGCGCAAACGGCGTCCATACCTACCCGTCGTCGCGGGCGTCCCGCGCCCTGTGTCGGAGTTCTCGCCCCCACTCGACCGCCTCCTCGGGACGCCCGTCCTCTTTATCGCTTAACTGTGCGGTAATATCGTAGTCCGCTAACTCGTCCGCGACCTCCCGCGCTTCCCCCGGGTCGAGGACCACCTTCCCGGTCGCCTCCCGGTAGAGGTCGTCCCATACGGCGGCGGCGAACTCGTCCTCCTCGGGGTTGAACGAGATAGCCATAAGCGCCCCTAACTCCTCGGGCGTCGGGTCGTAGTTGTTCTCGGACTGTGCGATACGGACGAACAGCGGTCCGAGTCCCGCCCGAACGACGAACGAGGCGGCGGCGTGTTTCGCCTCCGAGGAGAGTGTCGCCGTCGCCGTAGCGCCCGCCTCGTCGAGGGACCGACGTTCGAGGTCTACGAACAGGTCCTCGTCCTCGAACAGCGTCTCCTCGTCGTCGAGGTCGTCTGTCATGTGTCGCCCTCTCCGTAGGACGGGTCCCACGTCCCGCGGAGTTCGTCGTAGCGGTCGCCCTCATACGGACCGTTTTCGGCCTCGACCGTCTCCCGGTCGAACCCGGAAAGAACGTCGTCGAGGTCCCGCCCGTCTAACCACTCCGTGACTACGTTAGCGAAAACGACCGCTATCGGTCGCCCGTTGTACCAGCGGAACGCGACCTCGTTCAGGAGACGGGTCATGTCGCCCTTTCGGACCGACCCGACGTGGAACACTCGGGCGTCCGCCTCCTCTACGTCGTCCGGGAGAAACGCGACGGCGAGGAAACTACCATGATGGTTCTCGACCCGAAAGACAGGGGTTCCGGGCGCGGCGCTATCCTGTTCCATAGTCCCGACCTCCTCGACCTCGACGTTCGTCGGGCGTTCAGTCATGGTCCGGTCCCTCCCCGTCTACGCCCCGGAGGTCGAGGTCGGAACCGCACTCTACGCATACGTCCGCCGCCTTCGGGTAGTCGGTCCCCTGTCGGTCAATATGGACCTTCTCGTAGAGTTCCGCGTAGGGGTCGCCGTCGTAGAACTCCCCGCAAAAGTCACACCTGAACGCGTCGGCCATTATTGGAATCCCCGCGGTTCCGTCTCCGGGAGACTGTCGCCGCCCCGAGGGTTCGGGAGTCCGAACGCCTCCGGCCCGAGGAGGTCGTCGCCCTCGTCGTCGAACTCCGGGAGGTCCGCCGGGTCGAACAGGTCCGCCCCGATAGCCTCGGAGACGCGTTCCCGGATAGACGCCGGGAGGTCGTCCACGGACGCCCGGCCCTCGACGGACTCCGCCTCTACGCCGAGTCCGCCGGGCGCGTAGAGTTCACAGTTACAGGCGTCCTCGTCTCCGTCTCCCTCCTCCTCGTCGCCGTGGTTGTGGACCATGACGCCGCCGTAGACGAGGGCGGGAGACGCCCCCGCGTCGGTCCCGTCCTCTCGGACGGCGTTCGGGGCGTCCACCGCGTAGAACCTATGTTCGAGGGCGTCCACTCCGTCGAGGTCCACGTTCTCCGTGACCGCCTGAACTACGAGGTCGCCGTCGCCGTCCATCCCGAGGGCGACTACCCACGGTTCGCCTCCCGGCGGTTCGTAGCCGCCGTCCGCTACGAACCTGTCGCCCTTCCGGTCCGGGTCGTCGTCCGCGTCGTCCGCGTCGTTCTCGTAGACGACCTCGACGACCGACTCCTCGACGCCCGCGACGGAGACGAGTTCCGAGAGGACGCGTTCGAGGTCGAACGTCTCGGACCCGTCGAGGTCGGGTTCCTGTAGGGACTCGACTACGGCGACGTGGTTCGGATAGACCGCTTTCCCCTCAAACGTGACCGACTCGGGCGGGAACAGAACGAGGTTCTGGTTCGGAAACCCGGGTTCGACCCGGAGAGAAACGTCGTAGATAGTCGCGTCCTTCGGGAGAGGGGGTTCGCCGTCCGCGTCGAGGTCGGTCGCCGGGACGCGGGCGGCGGCGTCGAGGCGGTCGAGAAGGGCGACTAACTGGTTCGGGGAGGTCACGGCGACGACGTTCGCCGGAGAGAGTCCCCGCTGTTCGAGTTCGTGTAGAGTGTCGAGGAACAGGTCCGCGTCGAGAGGGTCGCCCTCCGCGTTCACGCGAACCGGGTCGCCTATGTCGCCTAACTCCTCTATCTCCTGTCCGAGACGGGAGACGAACGCGCCCCACTCGGAGACTATCTGGTTCATGTTACGGTTCGGCTAAAGCCATGCGGGGGGCTAAAAGTTACCGGACGTGTATAGGCGTTAGCCACGGCTACGAGAGGGCGCTATACAGTCCGACCGATACCACTCGACTAAGAAAAAACGGCGAGAGGCGGCGTCCTGTGTCCGAGAGTCCTACGACAGGACTCTTTCGGCCCACGAAACGCCGTGTTCTGCGTAGTCCTCGACGCCGGACCGAAGGACGACCTTCTCTTTCAGGAGGAGACGGGCGAACCGTTCGAGGTTCGCGTCCCACCGTAGGTCGGTCGGTTCCGCGTTCTCCGGCGCGTCCTCCTCGAACGCGATATACCACGCGGAGTCCGGCATGTCCTCGGGGTCATGGTTAGACCACCGGAACGACTCGACGGTTAGCCACTCCCCGGAGAGACGGTCGTAGAACCGCATACCGGGATAGAGGCGTACTGTGGTTATCGCCGGGTCGAACTCCTCTCCGTTATGCACGGAACACCGGGAGGCGGTCGTCCCGGAGTCCATAGACGCCGGGAGTTTCCACGGGTAGTCGAGTTCGACCTGTCCGAGGTCGAGGGCAATACGACTCGGTTCCGTTCGCGCCCCACTTACGCGGGGAAAGTCGTAGTTTGCCATAGTCGGGCTTTCTGTCGGGTTCCCGTCCTACGGGCGGACCGTGGGGGCGGGTCCCCGGCCCCTCCTGTCGAGGGACATGTCTACTACGTCCGGGTAGGTAATAAAACTATCGCCACGCTAACGCCCTGTGTCTGTCGGTTACACTTTCACTTCGGTAGGTTTCCGGGGGTTCCTGTGGTTTCACGCGGCGAGACGCATAACTTACGCGTATTATTTGACTATGCTAAGTCCGCCGGAACAGGTCCCTCCTCTCGGGGCGCGTCCCAACTACACCCGGCGGTCCTCTCCTCCGCCGGGAGGTCATGGTTACAACTGTGGTAGCGGATACGATACCACGCGGGGTTTCCACGGAGGAGTTCGTCGAGGCGGTCGAGGAGGGCGGGGGCGTCCTCGGACTCCTCGACCCGGACAAGCATACGCCTGTAGGGTTCGTTCAGGTCCTCCGTCTCCGTCGGTTCAATCAGGGTAGGGTCCTGTGCCTGTTCTGGTAGTGTTTCCGGGACGCCCGCCCGAAACTGGTTCAGGAGAGTTTCGACAGGAACGCCCGCGGAGGTCTTAGCCGTCTCGACCCGTATCGCGTGGACCGGCATACCCGGAGAACGCGTCCTCAACTATCATAGTGGTTCGTATCGGGACGACGAGGAGGGGGAACGTGGGTTCGTTAAGTTCGTCTCCGGTCACGGGGATTAGGTTTTCTCGACGGACGAGGAACCGGAGTCCTCGACCGTCTTTTCGTCATATCCGAAAATCGCATACCGGAGGGCGTCGAGGGCGTGGTCGTCCGCGTTCGCGCCGCCTACGTCCTCCTCTTTGTATGTCTGTAGTTCGCTAATCAGGTTGGTACACTCGTCCGCGACGAGTAGCCCCACGCGTCCCGTCGAGTCCGTCCCGAGGCGACGACGAACGGCGGAGATACCGGGGTCGAGACTCTTGTCCGCCTCGACCGCCCGGTAGCCCGCTTTCCTGAACTTCCGAATATCCGACGGTTCATGTTCGGACCACATGACCCCTTTCGGTTTCAGGTCCCCGCCCGGGAGGTCCCCGCGTAGCCACTTTGTCGCCTTCTCGACGTGGGTCCCGGACTCGTAGAACTCGTCGAGGACCACTATCTGTCCGTAGGGCGTCCGCCCGAGTTCGAGGACGGTCCGCGGGTCGGACCACCCGGCGTCGTACCCGTAGAGGCGGAACGACTCCTCGACGACCTCCCGCGCCTCGGACGCTGGTATCACATGGTCCGACCGCCGGAACCCCGCGTAGACTAAGCCCTGTGCGGCGGCGTAGCCTCCGTAGAGTCCCTGTTCCTCTAAGTGCGTCCCGGCGAATTGTCGCCGGAGTTTCCGTTTCGTCTCGTCGGAGATAAACGGGTTCCGCTGGTTCGACAGACGGATAACGCGAATATTGTCGTTCAGGTCCGTCTCCTCGTCGCCCCGAGAGTCTACCCGGCGTTCCATTATGTCATAACACGTATTGTATCCGTTCCCCGTGAACGTCCATAACTGAACGGCGGGCGGTCCCGCGGAGAGGCGGCTACCTATCATTTGCTTAATGTCGAATAGGTCCTCTCCGTAGAGGGAGGGTTCGTCTAACCACGCGCCGTAGAACTCGTCCCCGGCATGCCGCCCGGGGTCGTCCGCGGACCCTAAGACTATCTGCGCGTCGTTTACGAGGGTCACTACCATGTCCTGTCGGTTAAAGTCCTGAACGATAGGGGACTCCTCGACGCCGTTATAGTTCGACGTAAGGATATGAGTCCGTTCGCCCGGTAACTGCTGGTAGAGGACCTTATACGTCGTCTTTTTCGCTTTCGCAAAGTCCTGTCCCATTACTAACCAGCGGGACGACGGGACGCGGAGGGCGCTTTTGATAGTCCACCGCGCCCCCGTAACGGACTTTCCGGCGCGGTAGCCGCCTAACGCGCCGACTATATCGTAGCCGTCCTCGGGGAGGTCGGATTCTATATACTCTCCCGTTAGGTCATGGTAGAGGCGATTCAGGCGGAACCTCTCCTCTCGGGGCTGGTTCAGGTGGTAGAGAACGCGGACCTGTTCGGACCAAAACTCATAGCGGAGACGCCCGACGCCTGTCTCCTCGTCCGGGTCCCACAGGACGCCCTCGACCTCCCCCTCGGGCGACGTTCCGCCTACTGTCGGTCCGTCCTCGGGGTCGTCGGTTCCGTAGCCGTAGGCGGCGCTACTCATTACGCGCCGCTAAGGGGTAGTGTCGTAAGAAAGTCCGCGTCGAGGCGCGTTACTCGTTCTGTTCGAGGTATTCGACCATACCGACGACCTCGACCTCGTAGCCGGTCATGGTCCGGTCGAGGAACTTCCGAAACATCCGCTGTCCGTGGACCGTCGGGACGTTCTCCATGCGGATAACCGTGTTCTCGACGCCCTCGGGGTAGTCGAGGACGAGGACGTAGGTCCGTTCGGAGTCCTCGTCGTCCGTGAACTCCTCGGAGAAATAGAGTCGCGCCTGTGCGGGCGGGTCCTCCGTAACGTCCTCGGGAACGAGGTCGCGGACGGACCCGATAGTGAATCCGTCCTCGGGGGCGTCGTCGCGGTCGAGGGGTTCGTAGTCAATACCGGAACCGTTCGCGGCGGTGTTCTGTGCCATACCTACGTATTGTGCCTACGGGGTAATAAAGGTATCGCACACTAACAGCCTATCCTCCTCCGACGCCCGACGAGTTTCTATAGTGGCATGTGGTTTATGACCGCCGCGAGAGGTCCCGAGACGGGGGTTCTGTGGGGTCACGTAGACAGATAAAAACGGGGACCGCCGGACGGCGCGACGGTCGCCGTGGTATCACAATACCAGATTAAATCTCTTATCTGTGTATCTAAACCTACAGGGTCGCCTATTCGACCTCGGAACATACCTCCTCGAAAACCTCGTTCTCGCACTCCTGTAGGTGATAGGCGTTCCCGTCGTAGTCTCCGAACTCGAACTCTTTTCCGACGAACACAGGCGTCTCTCCGCGGTCCTCTCGAATGGGATTCCCACAGACGACACAGGTCGGGGTCCTGTTCGAGGGGGACCCTACGACCATGTGAACTCCTCGTCCTCCTCGACCTCCTCCCGGTCGGGCGCTACCTCGTAGTCGCACACCGGACAGATACGCGGCGGGCGGCCCTTCTCGTCCCGGTCGTCGTCGGTCCACTCCGTCCGACACTCGGGACAGGCGAACGAATAGCCACAGTCCCCGCATGCGTGCGGCGGGTCCTGTAGCGGGTCTATATACGGCATCTGGTTCCGACACTCGGGACAGACGCGGGTCCTGTGTTCCGACCCGCCTCCGTGCCTCTCCGCCCGGGCGCGACGGACTCGTTCCCGACGCTGTTCCCGCTGGTTCTGGTTCAGGTCGTCGCGGGTCATTTGTAGACGGTCGTTCCTCCGAGTAACGGTTCGTCGAGGGCGCGTAGCCCCGAGGAGTCGTCCCGGTCGGGGTAGTCGCCCTCCGCGAGAACGCGGGCTACGTCCCGTTCGAGGTTCTGTTCGTCGTAGTCGAGGTCCGGGTCTACGTAGCGGGCTTTCGCGCCCGCTACCGTCTGTCCCCGGTCGTAACGAGGGTCGTAGTCCGTCGTCTCCGCTGTTCCCGGCATGTTACCCCTTTCCGTCGGACCCGACGGGCGGGAGAGGGTTCCCACCGCACTCGGGACAGACGGGCGTCCCCGCCTCGTTCTCCTGTAGGTCGTCGAGACGGGACCCACAGGCGTAGCACTCCGGGCGGTCGTCGTCCGTCTCCGCCCCACGCGTGGACGCGGGCGCGGGCGACCCCTCGGACTCCGCCGCCTCGACCGCCTCCCGAACCTCCTCGTCGGTCGAACCCCCGGGTTGGCGTCCACGTCGCCGCCCCCTCCGTCGGACGAACGCGTAGAGGAGTCCCGAACACAGGACGACGCCCGAGACGACGCCCGCCGCGTAACCGCCTGTCAGATAGTGCCACTCTTTGAACGTGTTAGCGAACTCGTCGGTCGCGCCCTCGGGTCCGGGCATGGCTACCGCGCCTCGTTCCGACGGACGGTTTTTCGCCGGGCGTCGAACTCGGGGACGAGATACCCGAACAGGAACGAGAGGACGAACAGGCCGGACGCCCCGACAAGGAACGCGGGTTCTATCATGCCGTGACCCTCCCCGTCTCGGCGTCGAGGAGTCCCTGTTCCCGGGCCTTCCGAACACACATTTCACAGGAGAGGGCGTCCGCCTCTCCCTCGTCTACAAAGACGTTCCCACAGACGGCGCGGGAGTGTCGGTCCTCGTCGTAGTCCGGCGACCCGAGAATCAGGATAGACGGCCCGCCGCCGACGGCGACGACATGGGTCGTCCCGGTCCGTGACTCCCGGAGTTCGTAGTCGAGGGTCCCGGACATGCTACGCCTCCTCCTCGGGGTCCGCGTCGTCTCCGAGAGGCGGGTCTTTCAGTCCGACGGCGCGGGAGAGTTCCCGGGCGAACTCTACGGCGCGGTCGTACTCCTCACGGGAGAGGTCATCCGGGTTCGGGACGGCGACTCCGGTAATGTAGACCTCTCCCTCGGGGTCCTCCTCCGGGTATACCTCAACGCCCTCGGGGAGGAGACTGTCGTAGAACCCCCACGCGTCGAGGTCGTCCGAGTCGTCCGGGAGATACGTCTTAGCAAAGATAGCGGGCTTTACCGGGTAGCGTTCCCCGTGGACGCCCCGAACGATAATGTCTCCCTCGGACGCCTGTATCTCGCCCTCGGGCGTCTCGACCGTCGTCTGTTCGTCTACCTGTCCCTCGACCTCGACCGTTATCGGTAGTTTCTTGAAATTCATGGGTTCTATTGTCCCTCCGCGTCGTCTCCGGGTTGAGTATTTTCTGTTTCGTCGGTCCCGCCGTCGCGGAGTTCCGGCGGTTTGTCCTGTTCCGGCATGTCGTCGAGGTCGTCCGCGTCGAGGTCGTCCGGCGCGACTCCCGCGACCTCGACGGCGACCTCCTGTAGCCCGCCTCCGACCTTCGCCTCGACCTCCTCGGGGGCTTTCTCGACCTTTCCGCGTTTCTGTAGGGTGTCTAACCACATACGGTAGAATTGTGCGACCTCGAACCAGTCCGGGTCCTCCTCGAACGTCTCTACGGTCCCGTCGGGTCGCATTTTCTCTTTCTCGTTTGGGGTAACGAGTTCGCGTAGGCCCTTCTCGAATATGGACTGTCCGATAAGGTCTACCCGGTCCTCGTCGAGGTCCTGAACCAGATAGTCCGTTAGAACCTCTTTGTCGTTATGTATGGTACTTTTCGCTTTGTCGAACCGGCGGGCTAACTCGGACCAATTCACTAAGTCCGGGTGTCCCTTTTCGAGGAGTTCGTTTTCGAGTATCCACGCCCGCCTATGGCTGTAATGCCACTCCTCCGGCGGTTCCCCCTCGTCCCACGACACAGAACGGTAGTCTATATCGGTCGTCGCGCCGCCCGCCTCCGCCTGATTATCGGGCGTCGAGTCCCCGGACATAGACTACCGCCCTCTCCCCCTATCGGGCGTACCGCCGGAGGGCGTAGAGGAACCGGAGATATTTCGACGCTGTTCGTCCACCATTAAGATACGCTTAACCTTACCCGGACGGTAAAACTATCGGACGGAGTGACCTGTTAGCGGCCCGGTTCGGTGTAGTTCTCTCTCCGCGTCTGTGCGGCGTCTCTCAGGCGTCGAACGAATAGCCGCCCGTTCCCACTCGTTCGACGCCGCCGGGTCACGCGTCGGACGTGGGGCGTCCTCTCGACGCTACCAGCGGGGAGGGCGGGCTACGGGTCGGGAGACTGGTTGGAAACGACCGCGGCGTTACCAGCGGGATTATCCCGGGAGTCGCGTCCCGAGGGGACCCGCGAAACGTGGGGTCGTCGGGACGAGGTTCCGAGGTCCCGCTGTTAGCCGCCCGCGTGTTCGGGTTCTCGTCCGCTTGGGGTCGTCGCGCCGCATGCTACGCCTCCGGGACCTGAACCGGACGAGAGACGGCGCGACGGACGACAGGCGGGACGTGGGGGACCTGTGTCGAGAGGTCGAACGAGTGGGTAACGTCGCCTCGGACGCCCTCGACCTCCGAGAGGTCCGAGAGTTCTAACGCTTCCCGGCCCGCGACGGGGCGGAGACGCGCCCGGAACGTCGTCTCGTAGGCGGCGTAGTAGACGGAGAGGGTCGCGTCCCCGCCGTAGTCGCCCTGTAGCCGGAGGAGTTCCGCGCCGTCCGCGGCGGTCGTCTGTGCGTCGTCGTCGTTCTCCCGTTCGGGAGTAGGGTCGTCGTATGCCATAGTCGGGGGGTTGGTTCGGGACCCCTCCGAGTCCCGCCCCGACGAACGGATAGGACCGCCGTCGAGGTTTCGAGAGGCGGAGGGAACCAGCGGGCTACGCGTCGATATACTCGAACGCGAACCCTCGGACGAACTCGAAGTAGCCCGAGTTCAGGCGGGACTCAACGCCCTCGGGGTAGGTATCGTAGTGACCGTCGTCGCCCGCCTCGGAGTTGAAAAACGCCTCTCGCGTCTGTCGGTCCTGAAACCCGAGGGTAAAGACGACGCCGTAGGGGTCGCCGTGGGGGTTCGTTCCGTAGTCGCCGCGGTCCCACAGGGTCGGTTCGTCGGCAAAGTAGACGCCCTTCCCCGCCGCGAGAAAGTCGCGGAACGTCTCCTCGACGACGCGGCGGACGTGGGACGCCGTAGGCGAGAGGTTCCCGTCGGACTTGACCTCGACGCCCTCGAACGCCTCCGCCTCCTCCTGTGCCTCCTGTTCCATGCGGGCCGTCGTCTCCGTGACCTCCTCGGAGAGACAGGAGTCGCACATGTGACCGATAACGGCGTCTCCCTCAGGGAGGGTTAGTTCCTGAACGTTCTCCGTCGTCCCGCACTCGTCGCACTCGTTCACGTCGTCGGTAGTGGCGTTCTGTGCCATACCCTACTATAGTGCGTGGGGGATAATAAAGGTATCGGAGGCTAACGGAGAATAGTCTGTTAGTAGACGACCTCGGAGAACCGTCCCGCCTCCGCGTCGTCGCACTCGGGACAGGCGTCCGGGGCGGCGTCCGGCGGTCCGGTCCACCCACACCCACAGGCGTAGGACCGTATGGCTACTGGCATGGTTAGGACTCCTCGTTCGACGGGTTCCTATCGCACTCCGCGCCTACGTGGTCGCCCCCACAGAACCCGCAGGAGTAGCCGTCCGGCGCGTCGTCCTCGAACTCCTGTAGAGTTACGTGAACCTCCGCGGTCATGTCGTCGTCCTCAACGGACTGTAGCGCCTCCGCTACGGCGTCCTCAACGCACTCCCGGAACTCCTCTCCCGAGAGGTCGCCCGAGAACATGTCCGCGACCTCCTGAACCGTCTCCTCGAACCCGGGAATATCGGGACCCATGTCCTCCCGTCCGACGACCTCCTCGTAGCCGCACTCGGGACACTCCGAGGTCTTACGCGCCCCGGGTTCGGGGTCACAACCGGACCGGAGGAGGTCCTTACAGGACTCAACTATCTCGCCGTGGGTCGGAACGTCCGGGCGAACGCCCTGTAGTCGGTTACGGAGAGACGCCCCGGCGCGGTCGCCCCAAAAGTCGGACATGGCTACGCGGACTCCTCCTCGACGCCCGTCTCCCTGTCGAGACGCGTATCTCGACAGTCCTCGGAACAGAACGACGCGCCGGGGACGAACTCTCCGACGACGCCGCCCGGACGCCTGTAGATACCGCACTCGTCGCACTCGACCCACTCCTCGTAAACCTCCTCGGGGTCCCGGGCGTAGGTCCACGGTCCCGAGACGAGGCTATGTAGGGCGTTCCCGACGACGAGGGCGGTTCCGCCCTCCTCCGTCGTTACCCATAGGGAGTCGTCGTCCTCGACAGTCCCGAGGAGTTCAGGACCGGAGAGAAGTTCGTCTACGTGGTAGGCGCGTCCACGCGACAGAACGACGGTCCCGGGGGAGAACAGGTCCTCGACCTCCTCTCGGGAAAGCGGTTCGGCTAACTCTCCGTCCTCGTCGGTGAATCTCTCGGGTATGCCTGTGTTCATGGTTCGGGGTCTTTCTCGTCGTCCGCGTCGTCGTTCTCGAACAGCGGTTCTCCTGTCGCGTCGTCGTCGAACGCCTCCGGGTCCATATCAGCGGACCGGAGTTCCTGTTCGACGCGTTCGCGGGTCGTCTCGTAGTCGTCTCTCTCCGCCCGGTCGAGGTAGTCCCGCCTGTGCCTATCGGAACAGAACCGATTAGCGATAGTCTCCCCCGGAATTGACTCCTCGACGGGTTCTACGTCCTCGTCTACCTCCGCGCCGCATATCGCACAGGTCGCCGTCTGGAACATGGTTAGGACTCCTCCTCGTCCGGGTCGGGGGTGTCGGGGTCCTGTTCGTAAGACTCCTGTAGGCGGTCCTCTAACCCGTGACGTTCCGCCTCCGCGGGCGTCGGGTTCTCTTTCACGTCGTCCCACGTCCGAGAGTGGCGTTCCGCCTCTCGTTCGGCTAAGTCCACGGCGTCGAGGTCGCCGTTCGGACAGTCCTCCGCGTGGTCGTCCTCCTGTGCGACGAGGTAGCCGCACTCGGGACACTCCGGCGGGTCCGGCGCGTTCCACGGCGCGTTAGGGTCGCCGGGTCCGGTCCCGGGCGGGTAGCCACCCATTTAGACCCCCTCCTCGTTCGTCGCCGCGGTCGGGGTCCCGAGGGTCGCCCGGAGGTAGCGGACCGTCTCGGGTTCCGCCTCGAACGCGTGGGGTTCGCACAGGTCCCCGGAGACGAGGAGGTAGGCGGAGTCCCGGCTACAGTTCTCCCGGTCGCACTCCGGCGGGTCCGGGTCCGTGGGGTCCCCGTGACCGTCAGACATGCGTCGGGTCCTCCGTTCCGTCCGCCGGAAGGTCGAGGAGAAGGTCTAACGTCTCCCCCGCGCCCTCCTCGGGACATTCACAGTCCGCGGACAGGTAGCCCTCCGGCGTCCCCGCGAATAAACACAGGGACGCCTCCCCGCCCTCGTAGACGACGACCTCGACGGTCGCCGCTATGGTCCGTTCCTCCTCTTGTGGGATAGTCATGTTCACGCGTCCTCCTCGTCGTCCTCGACGCGGCGATACGCGCCCGAATCGCCCTCGACGGGTTCGTATTCCTCGGAGAACTCCCGTAACTCGTCCTCCGAGTCCGCTAACTGTTCGCGGATAGCCTCCTCGTTGAGGGACCCGTTCTCGTCCTCAACCCCTTCGACCGCCTCCTCTACGTCGTCCTGTGTCGCCTCGTCGGAGTCGTATCGGTCGAGTTCTCGACGCGCCTCTCGTAGCATGCGGGCGTTCCGCGCCGCGTGACTGTCCTCGTCGGGCGTCTCGCCGTCGCGGAGGGACGCCGGTTCCGGGTTCCACTCGTCGTCGTCCTCGTCCTCTCCGCCGTCGGTCCGAACGTCGGGGTCGTCCCCGTCCTCGTCGTCGAGGGCGGTCGCGCCCCCATGTTCGAGGGCGTAGCGGTCCAC